GCGCAGTATGATTTTCTGCGATTAGCAGCTTTTGATCCTGGTTTCACTTTTCCAGTCACGGCTGTTTTTAGTTTAGAGCCAGGATTTAATCTTCTATAGGCTTTGACCCCGGCTTCTGTCATGCCCGCTCCAGACTTTGTAGGTCTAAAGTTCTTTTTGTTTCTAGCAGGCATTCCGCCTTTCGCTAGTTTTTCTCTCACTTGAAAATCGTTTCTCATGGTTTTATTTTTTTACCGTAGTATTTTTTATAACTTTTATTAGAAACTTTTACACCACCTAAATCGCCAGAGATATAACTGCCTATGTAATTTTTCTGAGCTTGTTTCATCATGCTGTTCATTGGTGAATTTCGTTTATCGCTTGTCGGTGACATTTTAGGTTTCTTCATACTAAACCTCCAAAACCCATTTTCTTTCTTTTAGCAAATGTTGCAACGTTAGTTGGTTTAGGTCCTACGTTACTTGCCGCTCTTTTTCGTTTGACAGCACTCGCCCTTTGCGAGTCGCTCATCCGTGTGGCTTTGGCAAGGGGCACGCATTTTGGATACTTCCGTTTCGCGTCCGCTTTTTGTTTTGAACGTCCACACTTGGCGAAGGAGCCATCTTTTCGCTTGCTCCCAATATCTACCCATTTTTGTTTGAACCATTTATCTAGACCGTTACTTGCCATACATCATCGCTCGCTTTGCCATGAAGCCACCACCACGAAGACCTTTTCTTCTTAATTTTTGTGTAGCTTCCATTAAACCTCCGCCAGCGGCTTTGACTCGTCCACCTGTTGCAGATGGTTTTCTACCTTTGAAATCTTTTCTTTTTACACCAGATGGATCTTTAATTTTACCTGCACATATTTTACTAGCGTAGGCGTTAGCATATGCTGAGGGGTACACAGCGAATTTTCGCTTTGCTGCTGCTTTTCCTCTAGGACATAATTTAGTCATCTGATCTCCTGATTATACTTTGCCACCTTTTTTCATGTAGCCCATTTTGTTTCTAACTTCTGTTGGTAGCTTAGATAATCCTTTTTGTGTTTCAGGATTTACAGGTTTTAGTGCTTTACCACCTTTGTTCATCATAGGTCGTTTCATCATACCACCGCCCATTTTAGCAACACGTCCACCAATTTTAAAACCAGGAACTTGTTTATTGTGTCTTCTATTTGGCATTATTTTTTTCCTCCTCTAAATATTTGTGTACCCTTTATACCAAAAATACTCGCAACTACAAGTATCCATAGGTTCGTAAACCAAGATGGTAAAGATTGAAAGTATTCAAAGAATAATTTGACCTTTTCCATCGCTTCAGGGTCGTCTGACATGACTGCCCACATTAAAACTACGATGGGGGCCGAAATAATTATCAAAACAAATTCGTCCTTATAGTCGTTTTGACGTGCCTCTAAAAGTTTACCTTGGTAAGCTTCTTCTCCACGGGCCATTTTTTCTGCATGCATAAGCTGTGCGTCCGACATAGCCATTTTCGTCTTCTGACGATTAGCATATATCTTACCACCAGCTTGCAAAGCAATTTTTGCTAAACTGAACCAGGCCATATTAGTACGCCTTTGAGTTTCTTCTTTTTTCAGCTAGCATTCTTTTTTGTCCTCTCACTGGCATTTCAGGTTTTCCTGTGCCAATGTAGTTAAAAGCTTTATCAGCTGTTGTTTTAGATCTTGGATCTATCTCAACACTCTGATCTGCTACTGTTCCAACTTTTATCTTATCAAGTTTTTGCATTTTAGCTCCTTTTTTTCTTCTTCTCTACGCCTTTTATTGTACCTTTGTTTTTTGAAGCGTAAAAAACTGTTTCGCCACGTTTTTTACCGTACTTTTTCTTCATAGACTTCATAATTTTACGACCTTTTTCGTTTAGTGGCATTATTCGTCTATCTCTATTGCAGTTATACCTGGTTTATCAGCCTTTGCAAGTGATACTCCAGCTCTTAACTTCGATAATTTTTCGTTTTGATCCATTTTATCTTCTGCAAGTTCTCTTGCTTGCATTAATCTAGCTGTATCAAGCTCTGATTTTCTTAAATCAGCCTCTTTTTTACGCTCATTTTCCATGGCACGTAAATCAACCTCTCTAGCTTTTAGTTTTAATAATGGATCAGAGTCAAATTGAGAGGTAATTTTCTTTTCTTCTCTCATAAAGTCCTCTGTCATCTCTGCAATCAACACAGCTTTTCTAGCTTCTATCTGTTGTGTTATCATTTGCACTTGTTGTGCTACTTGTGGATTGACTGGAGCTTGTTGTTGCATCATTTGTAGTTGTTGTAACTGCTCTCTAAACTCTAATTGTACTTGTTCTTGAGCCATGATGCTAATGTGCTCTAAAATATTTTTCTGTATCGCAGCCATAACAGCAGGATTATTTCTAACCATGTTTGTTGACATGAAATTTAAGTGCGCTGTGATATGTGCTCTATGATCTTGACCAGGAAAAGCTTGAAACGGTTTACCCGCTAAAGCCATAATGTGTTCCTGACTTGGATCAATCGGTTGCACTGGCATTGGTGGTGGTAAAACCGCATCAATATTTTTAACACCGATTGCTTCGTACATGTTTCTGTATGCAGAATATAAATTATGTATTTGTGGTTGTGATGTAGCAAGTTGTAATTGTGTCTGTGCTAGTGTTACTCGTTGTGACATAGAAAATATATTAGGATCTGCTACTGGTAAGATATCTATTCTCTCATCAAAGTCTGCTTGTTTAATGACTCTCGCACCACCGACCACGTCATACGGATATTCTGGTGGTAAATATGTAGAAATAATTTTAGATAATAATTTAAACTCATGTCTCATAGAGCTGTATAATCTTTTGTGAATAGCTGACATTACTTTTGATCCTCTCTCAAGAAGAGCAATCGTTGTTCCAACAGCTGCGTTCTGTGTGCCTTCACCCACTTGCAATTCAGATATAGCCGCGAATCTTTGACCAGCTTGTACAACAATACCCATCAACTGTAATAATGTTGCAGATGGTTCTTTGTAAGGCAGAGGGAAAAACGCTTCACGTAAATTACCACCTGGCGCATCTACATCTTTAAACTCACCCGGTTGAATAGGTGATGCTTCATCTCTAACTCTTACACCTCTTTGTTTAAATCCTGCAGGTAAATTTGATAAAGTTCCTGCATCTAATAATTGGCGGAGAGCGACCGTTGCCGTTCGACTCAATCCGCCAATCATGTGTATTAATCCAAAGCCATAGAATCCTAGTCCTGGCAGAAATTTGAAGTGGACAAAGTATTGGACTCTTTGTTTCTTTGGATCATTGGGCGCATAGTTCCTTCTTATCGAAAGAACCGTTCCACTACCTTCTTCAACAGTTACGATGTAAGGTAGCTTGATACCAGTCGGCTCACCGTCTGGACCAATATCTTCGAAGCCTTCTAAATCTAGATCCACATGACACTCAAGAAGAGTATACATAGGAATTTGTTTTCCAGATTTTTTAGTGCCTTCTAATTCTTTTTCTTTTTTTGAAACATCATCATTAACAAGCATACCTGGTGGCGTTAATTCTATATCAGAATAAAATCCTGCCACTTGTTGTTTTCTTAAATCGTTCTCTGACATTTTTATAACGTGTATAATAGACTCTGCATCATCTAAACTATTTGCTGTGTACGGCACAATCAAATCATCTGCGGGTACAAATTTAGAAACAGCTCTACCTAATAAATCATCGTAGTAAACTTTTTTAAATGTAGATCCTGCAAGAGGTAAATGAAACAACATAGAATCAAACTCTGGCTCGTATTCTTTCATCTGATCCATGATTAAATAATTCATGAAATCTTTTACTCTTTGTGATTGCTGATCTCTTTGCGGAGTTGTAACTCCTAAAATTTGTGTTCGAACTGGACCGTCTGCTGGTAATAACTCTTTGTATGCAGTTGCTTGAAACTGTGTAACAGCTTCAGCTAACACAGGGTGCGTTGCACCAGAAGCTCCTTGAAACGGCTCCGTTCTATTTTCATATTTGAAACCTAATAAGTCAAGTCCTTCTGTGTAAGATCTCTCCCAATCTTTTCTCGACATCTTGTAGTCGATGTAGTTATTTTTTAATTCAGAACCAAGTGGATCTAAAATGTCTGCTGGTAAAATATCTGCTAAATTATCAAAGTGTGATTCTGTGCCAGGTATATTTACAGCACCTGGTTCAAAGTCAATGGTTGCACCACCGTCTTCTTCAGGGATAACTTCTATCGGACCCTTTTCAGGAATTTGTTCTTCGATATTAACTTTTTCCGTGACTTCTTCGCCCGGAACTTTAATTTCTGTTCTTACTTCGTTTGGAAGCGATTTGTCGATTTCTGCCATTTGTTTTCTCCAATCTTACAGTCTTAACTTGTTTTAAGGGAATATTCAAGCCCTGTGGGTTTGGTCCTCTTAAAGGTGGTATCGTTGTTGTTAATTTTTTCAATAGTACGTCCTTGTGGGTTTTACTTGTTGGTCTTTTTCATCATCATAATCTTCAGGATGCATGACTAGACCGCCCTGTCTAAATCTCATGATGGCCTGTGTAGTTGAGTCAACCAAATCATCATGATCTCCATATGGAAATGCAGCACACTCTTCAACCACTTCTTCAGCGAACTTTTGATCTGGTGCCCATATCAGACCTGACTCAAAAAGAGGTGCACACGAATTAACTCTGACATGCTTATCATTTCCTTTGCTCGGTGTAAAGTTAACAACGGGTATATCCATCTTACGTAATTCATAGGTTAGAGGTAATCCTGATGCTTTAGACTCGATAATCACCGTTTCAGGTTGCCAGTATTTATATTGCTCTAAAGCAACACGCCTTAACTCTGGAAACTCATATCGTCCTTTTATAGAATCTAATAACATGAGATTAGCTCCTTCATCTTGGTTTGGGTAAAATACTCCCCATGTGGTAATGGCAGAATAATCGGCTGAGGTTTTTTTCATGAACGCCGTATCATAGGATTGTATAACATGATAAAGCTGAGGCAAGTAATCATGCTTCCATACTTTCCACCACTCACGTTTTAAAATTGCTCCTTCCTCTGAAGTTGGATTTTGCATCCACTGTGCATTCCATTTGGTAACGGGTAATGTGGCTTGAACTTTTTCTAGTTCATCAATCTTCCAATACTCAGGCCAAACAGGTTTCGCGTCCGTTGTTCCGTGATCCATGATCGCCGGAAACTGGACCACGTGCCACTGGTCAGACTTTGCTTCTTTTTGATTTGCTAAAAGTAATCCTGTTAAATCTTTTTGCGACCAACGGGTCATAACTAAAACAATCTTACCACCAGGTTGTAAACGTTGACGTGGCCCTGATGTATACCATTCGTAAGCTGCTTCTAATGCTGTTTTAGATTGTGCGTCTTGTTCTGAGTGTGGGTCATCAATGATCAGTAGATCCGCGCCTCTTCCTGTAATGGCACCACCTACACCGGCTGCGAAATATTCTCCGCCTTGCGCTGTTTCCCAACGTCCTGCCGCTTTACTATCTTCTTGTAGTTTTGTTTTAAAAATATTTTTATACGAATCACTATCGATAAGGTTCTTGGCTTTCCGTCCAAACCTTACTGCAAGTTCGCCCGTGTGCGTTGCTTGAATAATCTTGAGCTTTGGATCACGGCCCACCATCCACGCTGGTAACAAG